TCTTTGTTAGCAACTGCCCAGTCAATGAATTGCTTAGTCTGTTGCAGTTTAGGGTGTAGGCGTAACGCATCTGTTACATACACCATCTGAAATTCCTTCGGCATACGCGACATGAATATCATATCTCGCTCGAACGCCTCGGGTTCTGTGGTCATAGACAACGCCGTTGATACTGCATACTTTACGGCAGGCTCGTCGGGTATCTCTATCTTGTCGGGTGATAACCTAATTGCGTCAATGCTCGGCATCTTGCCCATCAAGTCTCTCGCTGCAACCCACTCGGCTGCTGCTCCCTCACCTACTTTGCCCTCACATGCCATCATGTATAGGTCTGTCGGTAAGTCGTTGGGTACTTCGGTGAACAGTTGCGACCATGCTCGTTGTGTCGGATTGACTGAGCGACTGGCGTCGAAGTCATTGAGCAGTTGTGGTCGCATACGCAAGAACGCAATACCGAGTGGCTCGATATCATTCTCCATTGCCCAACCGCACCAGTCGTCCAGAGATGTTTCCATCTCGAACTCGTACATTCTATTGGATAAGTGGGTAAGCAGTTGTTTCGCACCTGCTCTATCTTCCACACGATTACCAGTAACAAGAAAACGAATGTCTTTGTCTAGCTTGAAAGTTGGTGTGGTACGCTCGAGCAGAAAGCCCGCCGCCCATGTTTGGTGATGAGTCGACGATTGCGGTAACTCCTCTAACACTATCAGTCCTGCACCTGTGCCTTCGCGGAACTTGTAAAACATCTCGGTAGGGTTGAAGCGTGTCTGTCCGTCAACTACTGATGGTACACCTGTAAAGTCTACTACATCATGGTTGTTGACATGCACTATCAGTATCCTATCTTCTGCTATGCCTAAGTTACGCCCGACCTGTAAACATGCGTCGGACTTACCCATTCCTGGCTTACCTTTAAAGAACGGTACGGCAGTCGGTGATTTGCGTAATATTTGAGTAGCTACGCTTACTACTTGATTGATTGATGGCATTATGCCCTCCTTGGTTTAAAGTTAAAGTAATCTACTTGCAATAGCATGAAGCACCATTGCTGAATACAGACAACTGACTGTAATCGTAGCTAACATTATGTACTTGATGTATTTGGCAAGTACTCTCTTGGTTGTAAGTTGAACTTGTACTACTTGTATATTTCGCATTTGTTTCATGTGTTTCTCCTTTGGCATTGATATACCTATGAGTCGAGCGGTTGTAATAAGTCGCTTGAATAAGACAATTTGATAATGACTTAATCAATAAAGAACAACGACTTACTTTGGAATAAGACAATAAGACAGTTTGAAACAGAGAGAGTATCCGAGATACTAAATCGTCTGCATTTTGAGGATATTTGTAAGAGTTCATAATCATTTCTATATATATTATTTATTAATGTCTTATTGTCTTATTGTCTTAATAGGCACTTGCAACCCTAACTGTATAAGCGTTCTTGTATTAAGACAAAGTTCTATATATTGTCTCAATGCGTGTCTTATTGCAGTCGGCGTGCATATACCTATGAGTCGTGCCTCAATTAAGTATCCGAGATACTCATTGCTGACAGAATTTACGACCAGACGCACGAAAACCCCGACCGAAGTCGGGGTAGTCATTTTGATATTAGTAGTCAAGAACATTAACCACTTTAGTCATTTGAGCCTTAGTCAGTCCAAACTCTTTTACAACTTTTTGAGCCTGTTCCTTTGCAGTTCTCTCGCTGACTGTAACCTTAGTAGTAATAAACTTGTAAGGCTTTGGATTTCTAGCAAGTTCGGACTCGGTGAAGTGTCCAGCTTTGGTTAGTGGCTTACTAGCTTTCATTAACGAAGTGCGTTCAGTCAATGACTCTTTAGCGGTTAGACCGAACACAAGCCTTTGAGTTGCTGACTTATTGATACGGTTTTGAATACGCTTGATTGATTGAGCGTTGCCGTCAATGTGTGCGTACTCGGTTACCCATGCGAGGTAGCTTGGGTTGTCAGTCTTAGAACGAATGACCGAGCTGATTATTTTATTAAGCTCAACACCTAACTTAGAGGCGTTGTCGCTATCCATGTGTAACTTTTGAAAGTCTTTTGTTTCCATTGTATCTCCTAGTGTGTGCAATGAGTATCCGAGATACTAATTGCTTATAGTCTGACTAAGTCATTATTGACTTAACCCCTATACTGTAGGGGAGTAGTCCGTTGCTAGGGGAGGGGTAGGGAACACTCGCAGGTGGACACCCACCCAGTACTTAGGTAGCCCGTACATCAAAACTAGATTTTTATACATAGATATCATTTTGAACCACATAGTAAATATTCGCCCCCAAAAAAATTCCCCCTGTTAAAATGAGCAAAACGGAGGTACGATATTATGAGAGAATTAAAATTCTTCTTTAACATGATAAGTTTTTTGATGTTAGGTACAATCACCGGAAGCATCGTGTACTTAGCACTATGGTTTAAACATTACGAGCATTACATACTATGAGTAACCAAGTAGATAAACTCACTAGTCCTGATTTCGAGCACACCTCGATATTATCCAGAGGACAGTTGCAGATGATCGAAGACGATCCGACCAAGATGGAGACGTTAGCGAGACTTATGGGAGCTGTCAACTTAGACAACCTATTCCGTCACATGCAGAACCCCACCATCAATCCAGCCACTAGACTAGAGTTTCAGAAGATGCTGAACAAACTAGGAAAGCTTGAGCCAGATGGTAAGGACGTTGTAGGTACAGCCGGTGGCCCTCAAGTAGTTATTAACATAACTCGAGCCAAAGATAACGAAATTGTTATCGATGGTGCTGCTACAGAAATCGAGGCATGACACAGGCAGTTGTAGCTCCAGCACACGAAATCAATTTTGAGGTTATAGCATCACTAGATGACTTTTTCTACTCAAAAAAATTCATATCATTAGCCGTAGGCCCCGTAGGATCTACCAAAACGACAGCCGGTATTATGAAAATACTACATCATGCTGCGGAAATGGCGCCGTGCAAGGATGGCGTACGTAGGTCACGAGCGATATGGGTACGTAATACCCGAGAGCAGCTACGTGATACATCTATACCAGACTTTATGAAGTGGATACCCGATGGCATAATGGGTTCTTTCTTAAAGACAGAGTACAAATATGTGATAAAAGTTGGTGATATAGAGTGCGAAGTCCTGTTTCGTGGACTCGATGACGCGAATGACGTCCGTCGTTTGTTATCTCTTCAGGCTAGCTTCTTCATCTTCGACGAGTTTAGAGAAATTCACCCCGACATTTTTAACGCTGCACAGGGTCGTTTAGGACGTTATCCCGACAAAATGATGAATGTTGTTGGTTGTAAGACCGATGACGGCAGACCGAACGCCCACCTTTGGGGTATGACTAACCCACCAGACCAAGATACATTCTGGGAGGACATACTTTCCAAGCCACCTGAAAATTGTCATGTGACGATTCAGCCAAGTGGGTTATCTCCAGAAGCAGACTGGACACAATTTTTGCCTGATGATTATTACGATAACTTAGCGCATAACAAAACAGAAGACTGGATAGCAGTTTACATACATGCAGAATTTGGTAAGTCCCTAGCTGGACAGCCGGTGTTTCGAGCGTTTGACAGAGCTACTCACATTAGTAAAACTGAGCTAGTTCCAATGTCTCCAATAAACGATTCGCCTTTATTGGTAGGAATTGATGCAGGGCTAACGCCCGCAGCAGTTATAGGGCAAGTATCGTACGACGGCCGGTTAGTAATATACGACGCCATAGTATCTGACGGAATGGGCGCTTTAAGATTTGTGAGGGAAAAACTAAAACCTTTATTAACAAATAAGTTCCCCGGACGAAGATGCCTTGTTATAATTGACCCAGCTGCCTTTCAGCGCGTACAGACAGATGAGCGTACCGTAGCTGATATTTATAAAGCAGAAGGTTTTACAATAAAACCTGCTAGAACTAACTCTATTGCTGCTAGAATAGCGGCAGTGGATAAATTTTTAACTAGGTTAGTTGATGGTAAAAGTGGTCTTATAATAGACCCTGAGTCTGCAAGTCCCTTAGTAAAAGCCCTCGCTGGTAAATATATGTACAAAATAAATACCAAAGGTGCAAAGGACGAGAAACCAGACAAATCACATCCATGGTCTGATATTGCGGATGCATTTCAGTACATGTGTTTACACGCCGATGGCGGAGAAGTATTTGGAGCAGCAATGCATGCAAACAATCGTAGAGAAGTTAAAAAAGTGTCAGCCGGCGGCTGGACATAGGAGATGAATTTATGAACGCAATTATTCCAGTAGCGAGCTCGGCACAGTTAGAAGCACAAGAAAAGAATAAACAAAAAAACGAAAAAAATCAATTAAGACCTCTTGTAGTAGGACTATCGGCCCACGTTAATAAACGTTGGTCAGTTATGCGTGACCACAAGAAACAAGAGATTGAAGACCGACTAACTAAAACTGCTCGTGCCCGTAACATGGAGTACTCTCCATCTAAGATGGCGGAGATTAAAGCTCAAGGTGGTTCAGAAATATTTATGGGTATTGTTAGTACGAAGTGTCGTACAGCTACTGCGTGGTTAAGAGATACTCTACTTGGTACTGGCTCCGATAGACCTTGGTCTATTTCAGCAACTCCTATTCCAGATGTTCCTCCCGATATTATGGAAAGACTCCAAGGAATAATGGAGCAAAACCTTATGCAGCATTATGAGCAAGGTGGAGATCAAGTTCAAGAAGGAGAC